GGTTAAAGTCCATAGTGACGGCTGGTGGGTTGCTGAGATCAAACATGGTAGATGGGATATTAAAGAAACTTGTGAACAGATATTTAAAGTAGTACAGGAGTATGAACCTACGAGAGTGGGTATAGAAAAAGGTAGTTTAAAGAATGCAGCTCTTCCATACTTAATGGACTTGATGCAAAAGAATAACACTTACTTTAGAATAGAAGATTGTACTCATGGAAACCAAAAGAAAACAGAACGGATTGTGTGGGCACTACAAGGCAGGTTTGAACATGGAAAAGTTACACTTAATCATGGTGACTGGAATAATGCTTTTATTGATCAATTGGTTAACTTTCCAAACAGTCAATTACATGACGATTTAGTGGATGCACTAGCATATGTGGATCAGATACAGATAACAGATACAGTCTTTGATGATGTAGAAGAGGATTACGAAGTACTAGATGTAGTCAGTGGATATTAAATAAGGAAAAAAACATGGCAGAATACGCAGCACCATCGAAACTAGTTACTTGGATACAAGGTCATCTTACTGATTGGAGAGACAATCGTGATGATAACTATCTTGAATCTTGGAAAGAATATGAAAGACTCTGGCGTGGTGTATGGCATGCAGAGGATAGGATGCGTGAGTCAGAAAGAAGCCGTATTGTTTCTCCTGCTTTGCAAGAAGCTATCGAGAATCATGCTTCTGAGATAGAAGAAGGAGTCTTTGGCTCTGGAGATAGTCTATTTAGTATTGAGGATGACATAGCAGATAAAGAAGCTGCAGATGTACAGTACTTACAGAACTATATGAAGGAGTGCTTTAAGAAGAATGGTCTTCGTAAGTCTGTAGGTGATATCATACTATTAGCTTCTATCTATGGTACAGGTATTGGTGAGGTAGTACTAAGAAAAACAAAAGAGTTAATGCCAGCTACTAAGGTTATGGAAGAATTAGACTCTATTGCTATTGGTACTCGATCTAAAGATAAAGTAACTATTACATTAAATCCTGTTAGTCCTCAGAACTTTCTTATTGATCCTAATGCTGTAAGTATAACAGATGCTATGGGTTGTGCTATTGAAGAGTTTGTATCTTCTCATAAAGTAGCAGAGAATATGGAATCAGGTGTATACTTAAAAGCAGACTTAGGAGGTAATGCTCCCCCTGAACTTGATCTAGATGAATCATGGATAGATGAAGAGTATGACCATGACAAAGTTAAAGTAGTTAGGTACTATGGTTTAGTACCAGAGAAGTTAATTGATGATCCTGAGAGCATGGTAGTAGAAGATGTGGTTGAAGGTGGTACTGAATTACTTGAAACCTATGGTAATCTAGTAGAAGCTATTGTGGTTATAGGTAATGATAATGTTCTTCTTAAGGCAGAACGCTCTCCTTACATGATGAAAGATAGACCATTAGTTGCTTATCAAGATGATACTGTACCTAATAGATTCTGGGGTAGAGGCGTAGCAGAGAAAGGTTTCAATATGCAGAAGGCTTTAGATGCTCAACTAAGAGCACATCTAGACTCCTTAGCATTAACTACAGCACCTATGATGGGTATGGATGCTACACGTTTACCTCGTGGAGCTAAGTTTGAGATTAGACCTGGTAAGACTATTCTTACTAATGGTGCTCCTTCTGAGATCCTTATGCCATTTAAGTTTGGTGTAACAGATCAATCTAACTTACAGACTGCTCAAGCATTCCAACAAATGCTATTACAAGCAACCAATACGTTAGATACTGCAAGTGATACTAAGCAATCCACAGGAGGTGAGCTATCAGTAACACTAGCTACTATTCTTAAAAAGAATAAACGTACTTTGGTTAACTTCCAAGATAACTTCCTTATTCCTTTTATAGAGAAGGCTGCTTATAGATTTATGCAGTTTGATCCTGAACATTTCCCAGTAGCAGACTATAAGTTTGTAGCTAACTCCTCTTTAGGTATGCTAGCTAAGGAAGTAGAACAAGTACAATTTATTAACTTACTGAAAACACTTGGACCTACCTCACCTATTGTACCTTTACTACTACAGGGTATTATTAAGAACTCTAGCTTACCTAATAAGGCAGAACTAGAAGTTACTTTACTACAGTCAACTCAACAACAGCAACAACAACAGGCTCAGTCAAGTCAATTAGCTATGGCACAAGCTCAAGCTCAGATAGCACTACTTAACTCTGAAGCTCAAGAGAACACAGCTCAAGCACAGAATTACATGGTAGAAGCTCAGATGAGACCTCAAGAGATACAAGCTAAACTAATGACAGCCTTAGCTACTAACTTACCAAGTGAAGCTGATGAACAAGAGATGGAGTTCAAACGTAGAGCTAGAACAGCAGAGCTAATGTTAAAAGAAACAGCCTTAGATCTTAAACGTCAAGACATGATAGACAATAAAGACATAGTTAAGATGCAGATGGCAAAGAAATAACTTGACTTTTTTAATAAAGTATGGTATAATATTGTTATGATAGAAACTGAATTACAAAAGTATTACGAAGATAGATTTTCAATGATGGTAACTGTAGGTTGGAAAGATTTTATAGAAGATGTTCAGACCTTATTCGACCAGTATAATAATATAAGTACTGTGGATGATGAAAAGAGTCTTCAGAAACGAAAGGGACAACTAGATATCCTTAATTGGATACTAACTCTTAAAGACGTTTCTAACGAAACCTATATGGAATTACAGAATGAGAACACTATTTGAATTTAAGTGTGAGCAATGTGGAGTCTTTGAAGACCTCGTTGAGTACACTCAAGAACATGATTGTCCTACTTGTGGTAAGGTAGCTTATAAAATTATAAGTACTCCTACAATACAACTTGAAGGATGGTCAGGGTCTTTTCCAGGAGCTACGGCTAAATGGGAAAGAAAACATTGGCAAGATGCACGCCAAAAATCCAAAAAGGCTACTGAGGATTAGTCTCCCCAGTTACCTTCCTAAAATGCTTATCGCACAGGAGAAATGATATGGCTGATATAATAGATGAAGTTGAAGATGAAGTAATTGAAATCCCAGCACATGATTTAGCTGTAGAAGAAGGGCAAGTAGAAGCTGAACTTGATAAAGAGTTACAATCTATCCCTGAACCACCAGTTGAAAAAGAAGAGGTTGTGGATGATCTACCTGAGAAGTATAAAGGTAAGTCTGCTAAAGAGATTGTTGAAATGCACCAAGCTGCTGAAAAGCTTATTGGTAAACAAGGATCTGAGGTAGGAGAACTTAGAAGGGTAGTTGATGACTTTATTAAAACACAAACATCGAAAGAAGCACAGACTACAGAGGCAGAAGTAACACCTGAGGATTTTTATGATGATCCTGCAAAGCATGTCAAGAAAGCAGTAGAGGACCACCCTGCAATAAGGGAAGCTCAAGAGCAAGCATTACAAATGAAGAGAACATCTACATTAACAAAGCTCAACTCTGAGTATCCTAACCTAGAGCAGATAGTTCAAGATCCTGATTTTGCAGAATGGATTAAAAGTTCCAGAGTTCGCTCAGAACTATACAATAGAGCTGAAGTACACTTTGATTATGATGCAGCAACAGAACTACTAGGAAACTGGACTGATAAAAAAGAACGGGTTGCTAAGGTTGCTGAAACTACTAAGATAGATAAAGATAATCAAATGAAAGCAGCTAGTATTGGAAGTCGTGGGAGTAACGAACCTGTCTCGAAAAAGAAGTATCGTAGAAGCGATATTATAAATCTTATGCAACATGATCCTGATAAGTATGATGCGTTATCTGAAGAGATAATGTTAGCATACCAAGAAAACAGGGTTATTTAATTAAACTTTTTAGAGAGGTAATTTAACATGGCTTATCCAACCCCCCAGGTCACTAAGACCACAGCCGCTACCTTCATCCCTGAGATATGGAGTGACGAGGTAGTAGCAGCGTACAAGAAACATTTAGTAGCAGCAAATTTATTTAAAAAGATGTCCTTTAAAGGTAAGAAGGGAGATACAGTAAATATTCCTTCACCAACTAGAGGAGCAGCTTCTGTTAAAGCAGCATCAACAGCAGTTACGTTGATTGCAGCTACAGAGACTAACATCCCTGTATTAATTGACAAGCATTATGAGTATTCACGTTTCATTGAAGATATTGTAGAAGTACAAGCTTTATCATCTCTTAGACGTTTCTATACAGATGATGCTGGTTACTCACTAGCTAAACAGATTGATACCGATATGGTTCAATTAGGTAGAGGCTTTAATGGTGGTACTGCAGGTAGTGCTGCTTATAGTGGTGGTTTTGTAGGCGGTGATGGTACAACAGCTTATGATAGTACTGCTACTGCAGGTGCTGGTAATGCCTCAGCACTAAGTGATGTAGCTATCCGTAGAACTATCCAACGTCTAGATGACAATGATGTTCCTACTGATGGAAGATTCTTTATGATTCCTCCTTCAGCTAGAAATACATTAATGGGTCTTGATCGTTATACAGCTATGGACTTTGTAGGTGAAGCAGGAAATGCTAACACAATTAGAAATGGACAAATTGGTAACCTTTATGGTATGCCAGTATATGTTACATCTAACTGTGATACAGCAACAGGTACATTACTTCCTCGTGTTGCTTTAATGGGTCATAAAGATGCTGCTGTTCTTGTTGAACAGTTAGGTATTAGATCACAAACTCAATACAAACAAGACTACTTAAGTACTCTTTACACTTCAGATACAATCTATGGTGTTAAAGAATTACGTGATAACTCTGCGTTTGCATTGGTAGTACCTGCGTAATAAAATTTATCCCTTCTTCGGAGGGGATATCTTTATGCTTACTTTATAAGTAAGTATAAATATATAATTAAATTAGGAGATTTACATGGTAACTTTTAAATGCGTTGCTTCAGGAAACACAGTATCCTTTGAGTCTGAAATGGATATTAGAGAGATGAGAAGGCATGATGGATATGTAGAAGTAACTAAACCAGAGGTTAAAGTAGAAAAGAAAGTAGCATACAATAAATCTGCAAAATAGGAAAATACAATGGCGATATATAGAGGGGTAGGTGGTGCTGGAGATGCAACAACTGATGCTAGTAGTGCATCCTCTCTAGCTACAATAAAAGCAGCAGAAGCCGCAGCTAGTGCAGCAGCAGCTCTTATTAGTGAAAGCTCAGCAGAGGCTAGTGCTACAGCAGCCGCAGGCTATGTAGATGGCTTTGATGATAAGTATCTAGGATCTAAAGCAACAGCTCCTACAGTAGATAATGATGGAGATCCTTTAACAGATGGAGCTTTATATTATAATACTACTTCTAATATCATGTTTGTTTATGATCTAGCTACTACAACATGGTTACAGCTAACTTTAACTGATGCTGATCAAACTAATGTAGATGCTGTTGTTGCTAATGCAACTAATATAAATGCAGTAGCTGCTAATGAAACAAATATTAATGCAGTAAATGCTAATGCTACAAATATTAATACTACAGCAAGTAATGCAACTCCTATAAATACTGTATCATCTAATATAACAAGTGTCAATACTGTAGCTACTAATGTAACCGATGTTGTTACTTTTGCTACTACTTACTTAGGTGCTTTTGCTAGTACAGCTATTCCTACAACAACACAAGAAGGTGCTTTATACTGGAATACTACAGTAGATCAACTATATATCTGGGATGGTGCTGCCTGGAATAATGCTGCGTTTGATGTAACAGGAGCAGTCACCTCTTTTAATACTCGTACTGGTGGTGTAACCTTATCAAGTAGTGATGTAACTACTGCCCTAGGTTTTACTCCTGCAACAGCTTTAGGGTATACTCCAGTAACAGATGCTAGAACACTTACAGTAAATGGAACAACTTATGATTTAACAGCGAATAGAACATGGACTGTAGATGCAGATGATGTCCTACCTTCACAAACAGGTAATGGTGGTAAAGTCTTAACAACTGATGGAGCTAATCTAGCTTGGTTAGCTGATGCTACAGGTGTAGCTTCTTTCAATACTAGAACAGGTGCAGTTACTTTAACGAGTGGTGATGTTACTACAGCTTTAACCTATACACCAGTTAATCCTTCTACTATAAGTGCTTTTGGTGCTACTCTTATTGATGATGCAGACTCTACTGCAGCAAGAACAACATTAGGCTTAGGTACTGCAGCTATTACTTCCTCATCTGATTATGCTACAGCAGCTCAAGGAACTCTAGCTGGTACAGCATTACAGCCTGCTACTATAGGTTCTACTGTACAAGCTTATGATGCTGACACAGCTAAGACTGATGTAGATCAAACCTTTACTGGAGCACAAAGAGGAACAGTTACAAGTAATACAACGTCTTTATCATTTGACCAAGATACCTCTAACAACTTTACTAGTACTCCTTCAACAGGAACATTTACCTTTACTAATCATACAGCAGGACAATCTGGTTACATACTATTAGATAACACAGCAGCAGTAGCTATTACTGCAGCAGCTACTACAAAGATTAATGCTACGGATTTAGCTACTATAAATGTAACAGGTGTTTACCTTGTATCGTACTTTGATAATGGTACTAATGCTTACCTAACAGTTAGTGCAGCTTACGCATAAGGGATTAGATGAGTTTATTAAACAACAGTAATGCCATACCAACCGTAGGTGGTGGTTATAACCTAGAGAACAGCTTACGCTTTCGTTCGTCTGCTTCTGCTCATTTAAGTAGGACTAATGGTGCAAACGGTAATTTAAAAACTTTTACGTTTAGTTGTTGGATTAAATACTCTAATTTAGGAGGAGGTGACCTTTGGTCATCTGGTAATACTGGCGGAGGTGGCGATGCTATTTCCTTTAGAAGTGATAATAAACTGAACTTTGCTTTATCAGGTGCTAATAAATTAACTACTGATGCCGTATATCGTGACCCATCCGCTTGGTATCATATTGTACTTGCTTTTGATACCTCACAAGCAACAGCCTCTAATAGAATAAAACTATATGTCAATGGTGAACAAATTACATCATTTAGCACTGCTTCTTATCCAGCTTTAAATACAAATGCTGTTTATTTTAATACAACAACTATTCAATATTTAGCAGAAGGATATTCTTTATCCTTAGACTGCTACCTAACAGAAGTAAACTTCGTAGACGGACAAGCACTTACACCATCAGACTTTGGTGAATACAATGAAGACACAGGTGTATGGCAACCTATAAAATACACAGGCACATATGGTACTAACGGATTCTACTTAAAAGGTCGTGGCACAGATAACTCTGGTAATGGTAACAACTTTACTGAAACTAACTTTAACACAACCAATAGTGCATTAACTACCTACGACATCATGACAGATGTCCCTACACTAACCGATGAAGATACGGCTAACTATTGTGTGTTGAATCCAAATGATAAATCGGGTGGCACAATATCAAATGGTAATTTAACACAGACAAACAGTGCTGCTTGTAATACAAACGGCACTATAGGTTTTCCCTCTACGGGTAAATTTTATTATGAGGTTACCTTTATATCTGCATCAGGAGGAGTTATAGGGGTTGGAGCAAGTTCTGCAGGACAAGGAATAGCATTAGAGGATGTAACACGACTATATGGGTACTCGCCTAATGGATTAAAATATACATCAATAGCAGGAACTGTTGTAGGTGTAGCATATGGTTCAACTTATACAGCAGGAGATATAATAAGTGTTGCATTTGATTCTAGCACAAGGCAGTTAACATTTTATAAAAATAATGTTTCTCAAGGTGTAGCATTTACTGTAGATAGTGGATATACCTATTTACCACAATTCCATTTGAATAATGCATCAATAAATGTAAACTTTGGACAACGACCATTTGCCTACACACCACCTGCAGGCTATTTAAAACTCAACACATTTAACCTACCTGATAGTAGCATTGTAGATGGTAGTGAGAATTTTAATACTGTGCTTTATACTGGTGATGGTGCAGCAACTAAGGATATAATTGGAGTGGGCTTTCAGCCTGATTTCACTTGGATTAAGGTGCGAAACAACTCAGGTTCACATATGCTTACAGATGCTGTTAGAGGAGCTGGATTAACCTATTTACATTCTAATAGCACTGAAGCTGAGAACTCAGATGGCTCAACTTATGGTTACCTTGATTCGTTTGATGCAGATGGTTTTGGGGTAACTCACGGAGCTAATGGAAACTGGACTAATCGTAGTGGGTGGACATATGCAGCATGGAACTGGAAAGCAGGAGGTACAGCAGTATCTAACACAGACGGAACAATAGGAACATCACAAGTATCTGCTAACACAACAGCAGGGTTTAGTGTTGGTACATATTCAGGTGATGGTACAAATGCTAACAAAACTGTTGGGCATGGGTTAGGTGTTGTTCCAGAAATGATTATAGTTAAATCAAGGTCGGAAGCAGCTAGAAATTGGTTAATTTGGCACAAAGATTTAAATGATAATGACAAAGCATTTTTATTCAATACTGATGCAGCAGCAGATAATAGGTTTGGACCTAATGCACCAACAACAACTGTATTTGGAGCTTATGGTGGGCAAGGCAATCGTGGCACTAGCACTATGGTATTTTATGCTTTTGCAAGTGTAGAAGGATACAGTAAGATAGGTAGCTACACAGGTAATGGTTCTGCTGATGGTCCATTTATATACACAGGGTTTAAGCCTGCGTTTATTATGTTTAGGTCTACTATTTTATGTAACTGGGTAATAGTTGATTCTGCTCGTAGCACATACAATGTTATGGATGATTCTCTTTATCCAAACACGGGTGGTACTGAAATAACAACCATTACAGATGTTGACTTCTTATCTAATGGATTTAAGTGGAGAGCTAATCTACCTAACGAAACTAATGCTAGTGGTCAAACATACATATACATGGCATTTGCCGAAAACCCTTTTAAAAATTCTTTAGCGAGGTAACAGAAATGGCTTTTAAATTAAATGGTAAGACACTTCCTATAGACAGGGGTTTTACACACAACGACATACAGTACCCAAGAAACTGGTTACGACAAGCAACACAGGAAGACAAAGATGCTCTTGGTATCACATGGGAAGCAGACCCTGTTAGGCATGATGACAGATACTACTGGAATGGTGAACTAGATAATCCTAAAGCATTAGAAGATAGAGAAGAGTCTGATGTAGATGGTGTACCTCTTTATGTACAAAGATTAGATGAAACAGATCCAGATAATCCCGTTATGGTTAATACATCTGAAAGATTAGTCACTCATGGTCTTAAGCATACAATGATAAACCAAGTTAAACATACAGCTGGTACAATGCTAGCACAGACAGACTGGTATGTAACTCGTAAGATGGAAAGAGAAGTAGCTATTCCAGTAGGTGTAGTAGCAGAGCGTGCTCACGTAGTAGCAGAATCAGAAAGATTAGAAACAGATATTACTACTTGTGTAGATGTTGAAGAGTTAATCAATGTTATGCACGAACAACAATGGACGACTAACTAATGAGGGATGATATGAGAGCACAAGACCATGAGAAAGAAGCAATTAAAGAAGCACTAAGCGACTGGTTAGATGATAAGTTTGCTGAGTTTGGTAGGTTTTCTTTAAAAGGAATATTAGCTGTGTCGCTTGTTGCTGTTGTTTATTTATGGTCAGCATCACAAGGATGGACAATAAAATGATAACTTGTAAGCCTGTCCTTGCAGTATTAGCTCTTTTAGTCGCATTACCTGTAACACCTTTTGTAGCTTGTATATTATATGGATGGTTTAATTAATGATAGCAGCTTTAATACCTTTAATCAGTTCTGTTATTGATAAAGTAATACCTGATAAGAATGGAGCTGAGAAAGCTAAACAAGCAATTGAAGCTGAACTTATAAAGAATGCTACACAACTTAACTTAGCTCAAGCTGAAACTAATAAGATAGAAGCTGAACATAGAACAGTATTTGTTGCAGGATGGAGACCTTTCATAGGTTGGGTATGTGGAGCAGCTATGGCATGGCACTTTGTAGCAGCACCTTTAATAATATTTGTTTGTGCTTGGTATGGACTAACTATACCTACTCTTCCTGTATTTGATATGCAAAGTTTAATGACAGTACTCATGGGTTTGTTAGGTTTAGGATCAATGAGAACATTTGAGAAAATGAAAGGATTAACTAAATAATGCCATACATGACTAATGGAAAAAGAGATTACAAGAAAGAACTTAATTGGGAAAAGAAGAAGAAACCTAAGAGAGTTAAAGAAAGAGCTTCTCGTAATGCTGCAAGAACTCAGTTAGGTCTTAAGAAAGGAGACCCTCGACAAGCTGCTCATAAGAATGACAATGCAATGGATAACAGGAAAAGTAATCTTAAGAAACAATCTGCTAGTGTTAACTTAAAGAAAGAAGCAGATAAGAAGAAAAAGAAAACACATAAAATGCCTGATGGTCGAATCATGAAAGGAGCTAAACATAAAGCATGAAACATATAAAAGAAAAAAAAGTAATTAAGAAAGCAAAGACTCAACCTAAAATAGTAGTAGTTAATCAACATAGTGGAAGATTCCGTCAAAAAGAGGCAAGTAAAAAGAAAATGAAAGGATCTAAGCATAGTGGCTAAAAGTACAGTAAATAAAGCAGGTAACTATACTAAACCTACTATGAGAAAGACTTTATTTAATAAAATTAAAGCTGGTACTAAAGGTGGTAATGCAGGTCAATGGTCAGCACGGAAAGCTCAACTGTTAGCTAAACAGTATAAAGCTAAGGGTGGTGGTTATCGTGGCTAAAGCTAAATCACAAGAAAGCTTAAGTAAATGGACTAAACAAAAGTGGAAAACTTCTGATGGTAGTCCTAGTAAAGGTAAAAAAAGATACTTACCTGAAGCTGCTTGGAATGCTTTAACTCCTGCAGAAAGAAAAGCTACTAACGCAGCTAAAGCTAAAGGAAATAAAAAAGGTAAACAACATGTAGCACAACCAAAGAAAATAGCTAAGAAAACTAGGAGTTATAGATGAGTATAAAATACAGAGGTGAAACTTTTGCAGGATACAATAAACCTAAGGCTTCGTCTAAAGGTAAGAAGTCTCATGCAGTACTGATTAAAGACAATGGTAAAGATCGAATGATTCGTTTTGGAGAGAAAGGTGCTTCTACTGCAGGTGCTCCTAAAGCAGGTGAATCAGATAAGATGAAAGCTAAACGTAAGTCTTTTAAAGCAAGACATGCTAAGAACATAGCTAAAGGTAAAACAAGTGCTGCATACTGGGCAGATAAAGTTAAATGGTAATTATTAGGGAATCAATATGACATACTTAGAAATTGTAAATTCTGTTCTTAGGAGGTTAAGGGAAGAAGAAGTAGCTTCTCTTAATGAGAATGAGTACTCAGCCCTAATAGCTGATCTTGTTAATGTAACAAAGCAAGAGATTGAGAATGCTTGGGATTGGGCAGTACTTAGAAATACCTTAACTGTAACTACAGTAGACGGAATCTTTAATTGGATTCTTAATGATTCAGGTACAAGGTTTAGAGTCTTAGATGCTTACAATGCTACACAAAGATGTTGGTTACAACTCAGACCTACTGAATGGATGGATGAACGATTTGCTTTTGTTGAGACAGTTCCTAAAGCTCCTCCACAGTTCTATGCTTTTAATGGTGTAGACTCTAATGGAGATACTCAGGTAGATCTATATCCTGTTCCAGATAAAGAATATGAGATACGTTTTAACATTGTTCAACCTCAAAAAGATTTAATAGTTGAAGCAGATACTCCTTTAGTTCCTTATCAATTAGTGATAGAAGGAGCTGTGTCAAGGGCTATAAGTGAAAGAGGAGAGGATGGCGGAAGTAGTGATCAAGAGTTCAGGTATAACAAACTACTCTCAGATTATATATCAATAGAAGCAGGAAGAAAACCTTATGAAACTATTTGGGAAGCTATTTAATGACTGCACCTTTAGTACCTATTAGTTTATTATCTCCTGGTTTCCTAGGGTTAAATACTCAGGATGCTAAAGTAGGTTTAGATAGTGGCTATGCTACTACAGCTAATAATTGTATTATCGATCAGTATGGTAGACTAGGTAGTAGAAAAGGATTCCTTAATCTAACCACAGATCATGGTACATTAACAACAGATGCCTATATAGAATCTATCTATGAGTTTAGTGATAACCTAGGGGAAGTCTATGTATTATCAGCAGGAGATGGAAAGATATTTAGTGGTACTACAACACTAGTTCCTCATCGTCCTAAACTAGCAGATCAAACAACCGATGTAGCAGGGACTTTTACTAACAATAGATGGCAGTTCTGCTCAGGTGCAGTTGGTAGTGGTACAAGTGCCTTAGTATCAGGAATAGCTACACAGAAAGGAAACCCAGCATTAGTATGGAGAAGGACCTCTGGATCAGGTGCTTATATATTTCAAGAGATAGGAGTCTATGGTAATAAACCTTCAGGAGTAGCTACCTTTGATCCTGATTGCTGTCTATCTGCCTTTGGTAGAATATGGACTGCAGGAATTACTGCAAACAAACATACTATCTTCTTCAGTGACTTACTAGACCCAACTAACTTTAATAGTGGTTCTTCAGGTTTACTGGACATTAGTACTGTAGTAGGTAATAATGATGAGATAGTAGGACTAGCTCAACATAATAACTTCTTAGTTATCTTCTGTACTAATAGCATAGTTGTCTATGGAAGTCAAGGTACTTCTGCAGTAGCAGGAATTAATCCTCTTACTATGCAACTAGTAGATGTAGTAACAGGTGTTGGTTGTGTCTCTAGGGACTCCATACAGGCGACTGGTACGGATTTAATCTATTTATCGAAGTCTGGTATCAGATCTCTTAATAGGACTGTTACAGAGAACTCTATGCCTATGAGAGAGTTGTCTCTTAATATACGAGATGATGTTACTGATTATTTAGCATTAGAGCCTAATACGGATAATATTAAATCAGGTTATTTTGAAAAAGAAGCATTTTATATCTTGACTTTTCCTTCATCAAGGATTATGATATATGTTGATTTAAGAACAGCATTACCTAATGGTTCTGCTAGAGTAACTACCTGGTCTTTAGATGATGGTAATATATATAAAGCTTTTGCAGCTACTGAATCTAGAAAGTTGTACTTTGGTATACCTAATGGTATAGCAGAATACACTGGGTACCTAGATGGTCAAAGTAGCTACCAGTTTACTTATAAGTCTCCTTTTGCAGATGTAACAGGAGGAGTCGTTAAGAAGTTCCTTAAGAAGGCTAAGTTACTAGTGATAGGCTCAGGAGAACAAGACTTTACTTTTAAGTATGGTTATAACTATACACTAAACCCTAGGACAGTTACATTAGCAAGAGACCTAGGTACAGGTGTCTATGCAAAATGGAGTTCTACAACGTCACTATATGCTGTGAGTAAGTACTCTTCTGTAGGTATTGGAGTACAAGAAATCAGAGTTCCTCTAGGAGGTTCTGGAGATACCTTTGCTTTTGGTGTAGATGCTACAATTAGCAATGCTGCTTTAAGTATACAAAAGATTGACTTATTTTTAAAAACAGGGAAAAATTCATAATGAGTAACTATACCAAGACAACCAATTTCTTAGCAAAGGATTCTCTACCAGATACAGACACTGCTAAAATTATTAGAGGTTCTGAGTTTGATACAGAGTTTAATAATCTAGTTACTGCAGTAGCTAGTAAAGCTAATACCCTCTCTCCTACATTAACAGGTATTCCTACAGCTCCTACAGCAGCAGCAGGAACTAGTACACTACAAATAGCTAGTACTGCTTTTGCTACTATAGCTGCAGCAGCAGCCTTTCCTGCTGGTGGTATTATTATGTGGTCAGGTGCTGTATCAGCAATACCCTTAGGTTGGTTATTATGTGATGGAACAAGTAGTACTCCTAATTTAAAAAACAGATTTGTAATAGGTGCAGGAGATACCTATGCAGTTGATGCTACTGGAGGTAGTGCAGATGCAGTAGTAGTAAGCCATACACATACAGCAACCTCTACAGTTACAGACCCTGGGCATTTACATTCATCAGCTAATGAAGCTCCAGGTAACGCTGCTGCAGATGGTGCAGGGTATAAAAAGGCATTAAATGGATCTACAGGTACAGCGACTACAGGCATTACAGTAGCTACAACTAATGCTACTGCTGGTGTAAGTGGTACAAATGCTAACTTACCTCCTTACTATGCTCTTGCTTACATTATGAAATCTTAGTCTATGGATGAACAGTCAGCAGCAAGATTTAAAGAAAAAGCTAATAGTGAGTTAGATTATACAAATCTTATAGAAAATGAACATGGGTTCATGAGTTGGAAGATAGATGGAGATAAGTTTGTTTGTATTACTGTCTATGGTGATGGTCAGTACTGGGATAAGTACATGAATGAGTTAGCAAAGCAGTTAGGGTGTAAAACTATCCTGGGTGGTACAACAAGAAAAAGTTACAAAGCTTATGTAAGGAAGTATAATTTTAAACTAGTAGGATATATTCTAGAAAAAGAGGTGATATAAAATGAGTAAATTAGTAGGAGCAATTACAGGAACAACTAGTGCAGCTAAGAAGGCAGCAGAGAGGACCAGAGAAGCGGCTGACATGGCTAAGTTCCGCCCTTGGGATGTTTCAGGGTCTTACTTTGGTGATGCTTCTTTTGATCCTAATTCAAATACTGCTAGTTATAATTTATCTCCAGAGTTAACACAACTCAGAGATATGTTTATGGGAGAAGCCTTTGATATAGGAGGCGATGCTTCTACAGCAAGGACAGATGCTGATGCTATGAGAGGGTATGGACGAGATCTATTTTCTGAAGCCTCAGGTAGAGATGTTACTGGTGTAGGTAATAAATACTATACTGATGTCATGAATCTTATGGCTCCTGGAAGAGCAGGACAACAACAACAGTTAGCCCAGAACCTCTTTAGTAGTGGTAGATCAGGTGCAGCTATGGCAGCTCCTGAAGGTGGTGGCTATGTTAATCCTGAAAGAATGGAATACTTAACAGCTATGAATAGAGATAATAGTCAAATAGCTTATGATTCTTTAGGACGAGCTAGACAGGAACAACAACAAGACATGGATAGAGGTATTGGTATGTATGGACTAGCTGATACAATAAGAAGTCAACCTTATAATCAAATGAATAGTATGTTTGGTCTTGGTGCAGGTATTGAACAGATGGGTCAACAACCTATGAATCAAGGTATTGCTCTGGGTAGTGCAGCACAACCAGGTAATCAAGCAATGAGTCAAGGATATATGAATGCCTCTAATCAGAGACTAAACGCTGATCTTGGTAATTCAGCTATGTTTATGAATCTATTAGCTCAAGGTGCTGGAGCCTATACTGGTGGTAATCCTTTTGCTAGCTCGGCAGCGACTGCTCCAAGGCAAATAGGTGCTGGTGGAGTAGGAGGATACGGACAAGGCATGTTTAGTAATTGGAATGTAGGTTAATAATAAGAGGATATTATAATGGCAACAATAGAAAAACTATTTAACTTTGAAGAAAGACAACAAGCTCAAGATATCTTAGGGCAAAAGGAAGATGCTTCTTTTGGTTCTCTAATGCCTAAGGGTTATGGTGCTATTGGAGCAGGAGTCAATAAGCTAGGTAGAAATATATTTGGGAATAATGATCCTGTCTTAAAAGAAAGAGCAGCTATTGAGGGAGCATTACTAGAGACTCAGAATGAGTTAACTCCAGAACAAATGGCAGATCCTTCTGTATTATATCCTACTATGATGGCTAAACTAAAGAATCTTAATGTTAACCCTAAGATGGTACTAGGTTTACAACAGATTATGCAAGATCAAATAGCTACTAAGACAACTGCTGAAGGTAATCAAGCCTATAAACAGTTAACAGTTAATGCTGCTTTAAGTGATCAAGAGCGTAAGAAAACTGAAAATGAAGAAAAAGCTAGAACAAAGAGAGAAACAATTATTAATAGAGAATTTGAAATACTTAAGAAGGGTGATAGCTTACTTCGTCAAGTAATTAGTAATGAGTCTAAGGGACTTATTAATAATTTAGAATCTTCTGAAGAAAAAAGATTAGTGAGTTTAGTAGAAAACAGAGCTAAAGAGATATACTTAAATGACTTTGAGGTTAAAAGTATTTCAGAAGCTATGACAAGAGCAGCTAATGAGATTATGCCTAATGTAAAAGAGATAGATGAAGCTGGACCAGTTTTTCTTAATAAGAATAAGTTTGAGTATACTACTCCAGTAGAATCAACTACTTCAGTAAATACTGATCTACTCAATGAAAAATTAAAAAACTATCAACCTAAAACAGGTAACTAATGGCTACTTTAGAGCAAGTTCAATCAGCTTTCTTAGAAGCAGATGCTGCAGGTAATGTAGAAGATGCTCAATTATTTGCAGATGCTATAAGACAAATGCAAACTGAGGCAGTACCTGCTAATGATCCTAATGATGCAGGAGTAGAAAATATACCGATAGTTGGTTCTACAGCTAGGTTACTTGCACAACCTTTATATGAAGGAGCTGTAGCAGCTAATGTAATAGCCTCTGCTCCTGAGTTTATAGGTAATATAGGACTTAACCTGTATAATACATTTGATCTTCTTACCAATGATGAAGAAAAGAATAAGTTTAAAACTTCTGCAACTACACAAGCTAGTCAGTTAGCTAATCAGATTAGAGAGCTTCAAGCTTCTGGTCAACCTATCCCACCTGAACTTTCTAAAACTTTCTTAGAGTTAGATACTATGTCTGAAGAAGGCATGACTTGGGATGATGCTTCTCAACTAGCTAAGATGAGATCAGATAAGACAGTAGAAGAGTATTTAACTAAAGGTGCTATAGCAGATGAAGCTATTGACTTTGTATTAGATACTAATATTCCAGAAAGTGCTGACAAAGCAAAAGTAAAAACAGCTATAGAAGACCTTAGGAAAGCAGTTACTGAGAATGAATTTATTCCTTCTGAAGCTACTCTTATGGATGAAACTATTCTAGGTAATGCTTTACAAGCTTTTGGATGGGTTATTGAACGAGGTGCCGAAGGTTTAGAATTAGCTGGAGTACCTAAAGATAATGCTCAGACTATAGCTGAAGCTGTATCTCTAGTGGGTGGTCCTAAGTTTGCTAAAACTGTTAAAGGGTTTAAGTCTAGAATAGGATATACTGATGCTGTAAATAAAGTATATGGTGATATGTTAGGTGGTGTACTAGCTAAGTCTGACAAGCTAAAAGCAGAGACTGCTATTGGTAAGTTAGAAACACAGTTAGAAACAGCTAAAAAAGATTTACCTTCTCCTTCACAAGCTTCTACAAAACAAGCTTCTCCTGAACAGATACAGAAGATAACAGATTTAGAATTACTTATTGATCAAGCTAAAGAAACTTTTAATATGAATGAGTATAATGTCCTTGGTGGTGCTAGGACTGCTTATAAACCTGACTTTACAGAGTTTACGTTGTCAGATTTAGCTGAATACCAAAAAGATGGACTAGGTGGTATTGTATCTCCTCAAGGCAGAATTAAAAAAGAAGCTAGAGATTTAACGAATGAAATAGAATCTGTTACTAAGTTTGAAGAGCTTACTAATTATGTTGCAAATGCAGCTAGAAAGGTAGATCAAACTACAGG